TCAAGCTTGGCCATTAGCTGTTGCAGTGCCGATTGCTTCCTTTCATATTCAGCCGTCGCCGATCTGGGCGCGGAGGCATCCCCCGCCGCCTGCATCGCCCGCATCCTCTCCTCAAGCCTGGATAGCAGCTGGTCAGTCGCCTCTATGTCATACTTCAGCCCCTTCCACTGCGCACTGCCCTTCCTGACCTTGCCCACCTCTTCTAGCTTCTCCTGCCTGTTCAGCAGGGAGAGCAGCCTCTGCTCGGTCTTCTCGATTTCCTTCTGCAATGCTGTGAATTCGGCTGTCGGCACCTTCTGGCTGTCCATGCCGGCAATCTCCCTCCTCAGCTTCTCCGCCTGCTCCGTAGTGGCGCGTATCTTATTCTTCAGGTCGATGACGCGGCTTGAATCCGCCGACCCCGAAACCGCATCTGCCGGCAGGCCCTTGGTTGTGTCCGCCGAGGGTTCCGCCTGTGCCTTCACGCTGTTTGCGCCGTTGCGCGCGAAGGGGATGCTCATCTTTGGCGCCTTGACCTTCCTTAACGCTGCCATCGTTGCCGTCAGGCGCTTTCTTAAGCCCAGCCCCATATCCGACATGGACTTATTCACATTATCGGATATGCCCCCCGCCGTCGCCTTCACGCTGTCTTGCGCCTGCTTTTTTGTTCTCCCTAATGACTTGGCAAGTGCCGACTCTATGTTTTTGCCCATGGCGCCCGTTATGGCGCTGACCTGCTTGGATATGTCGGAGCTGACCTCCAGGTCAAGTCTGATCTTCCCTATGTTTTCCCCCATGGTCCGCCCTCCTTCCCATGCTTCCTGAGAAAAAGCCCTGCAGGGCTTTGGCCCCAGCTGACTTCTCGTCTTCTGTCATGTGCTCAAAGGCGCTATGCCTGCTGCGCCACGCATTCCTGATTCTGTGCTGCTCCGCCGTGAAATACTTGAGCGTGTCATTGTCATCCTCGATGCGGATTCCGACGATTATGCCGAGCGGCGTCCTCGCCGTTATCCCGGACAGGAGGGTGCAGAACTCCGGCCAGGGCATGTCGTTGTCCCCATACATCTCATTCAACCGGATATTATACTGCATCGCAAATGACGAGACGATCAGTTCCCAGTCCTCGAAGATATCGTACCACTTGCCTACTTTTTTCCCTGCTGCTCCTTCGCCAGTTCCTCCATCTCCTCCAGCGATATGTCGCTGAATGCGGCCATGATCACATTGGCGATGTCATTGTACACCGGCAGCGGCAGGTCGAGCGACTCGATGTACTCATGCGCCTCTTTCCCGAGTCCCAGGATGACGATCTTGTCCAACGCCTCCGCCCCCTCCCCGGATTCATCGATGATGGCCTGCATCATCAGTGCCGCGCTCTTGCCATTGTTGATCCTGAACTCATGCCCATCGTCAATCTTGACCGTCGGCCTGGCGTTGCCGTTCAATATCTTCTTTGCTATATCATATTTTCTAGCCATAAATGCCTCCTATGCCGCCGGCGTGTAATCCGGTTTGCCGTCGCTTTGCAGCGTGAACTCCAACCCCGCCACGTTTGTGGATTCGCCAGTGCCGGGGTTGGTCACATTGATCACGCAGTCGAACTCCAGCTTAGCCCCGTCAGGGAACGTGATCTCCGCCATGGACGAGCAGTCCAGGCCGTCCTTCCATGCCGTGTCCGCGATATAATCGTTCCCCGCATCCCCGATGCTCCTCTTGCCCTTCAGGTCCATGCTGAACTTCTTGCCGGTCATCAATGCGCTGCCCCAGCCCTGTGACGCCATGTTCGTCCATTCATCGATCGTGCCGTCGATGGACAGCCCGCATGACTCCAGCTCTTCAACCTCCTTCATGTCCGTGTCCGTGCTGGTCCTGCCCTTGGTCCCAATTTTAAAAATAAGCCCGTATACCGGGAATACTCCCTTAAACATTCAATCAATCCCTTTCTTGTCATAATAAATCACAAAGTTAATCACATACTCATAGATCCCCTTGTCGTCAGTGCCGATCCCCTGCGGCCGTGATGTGCGGAAATCGATCTTGACGACCCGCCTCTGCCCGATCACCAGCTCACGGCCGAACAGGAGGTCGAACACCTCCTGCGCCTTTTCCCTGGCGGGGGTTGAGCTCCTGCCCCAATGCACCAGGATCGACACGGCTAAATCTGCATATGCGCTGTTCCTGATGCCCCCCATCGGTATCACCGGCTCTGGCGACCGGGTGGAGAATACGCCGATGCAATACTCCTGGTTGGCGTCTATCTTCTCCAGATACCAGCCGCAGCGCTCAATGCGCGCCTTTAAATGATCCTTCACATCGTTCAGCGTCATGTCACCAGCCCCTTCGCATTTTTCTTGAAAAGCTCCCCGAACGCATTGCTGAAATATTCTTTCCTCTCCCCATCGATATGGCTCTGCAGCCATAAGCCCTGGGCATTGGGGTTCTTATCCGTCCTGAAGTCGTACTGCGGGTTCCAATAAAGCCGCCGCGCATAAGGGGTATCGTAGACGATCTGGTACTTGCTGCGGCTCTTCTTGCGCACGAAGGCGCTCTGCTCCAATTCCCCGGTGTTCTTGGGCACGACCTGATCGCTTACGATCTGTGTCTTGACCGCGGCGGCCGCCTGCTGTATGGATGGCTCTATCGCAGCCTGCAGAGCTTTTATCTTAGCCTCGTCAATCCGCACGCTGACCCTGACCTCCATCACACCAGCCTCAATTCCACATAGTTCACCGTCCCATCTGGGTTCCTTGCCTTTGTTCCCTTAAATATCGTCCGCTCTACCCCATATACTGTTGCGGTCCCACCGCTGATTGTTGGCAATTCTGGACATATATCCCCTGGAAATAAAGCAATGCCTCCTAATTGTACAAGTTTCTTATCTGCTGTCAGTACAGTCTTAGTAGTGTCTTGATAGTTACACATTAGACCGTCAAGTTTAGCTGCAATAACAGGTCCACCATCTTCATTTAAGCCTTCCTCTGTTAGGATTACTTCCATGGGTGTTTTACAATAAACTTTCGCCACTAAACATGGATACACCATCTCATCACCTCAACAATCTGCAAGTTAAGCCTGTTTGACTAAGCAGAGCATATGTATCCTTCTTCATGGCGATACCCTTATCCGTAAATACATTCCAGCTCTCACCGAAAGACATGGACACGCCATTAATTCCATAGCTAGATAGCACTGTGTTAATCATTTCAGTATTTTCACATTCAAACTCTGCTTGTTGACACACCGCTTCTTTTATAATATCCTGCTGGAAGTCTGTCAGATTAGAAAATCCCTTACCTACAATTCTATTATAGGTAAGGGAGTCAATGTGTCTGCTTGCCTGCCTTAGTGCTTTGCTCAGAGCGTCAGCTGGAATAATAGCACCGGCATAAATCTCTACATAATAATCGGAATCCGCATAAGGTTTATACATATTACTCACCTTCTCTTAGTGTATCTTTAATTTTCTTCAAGATTCCTGACTGGCTGATTGACTTACCCAAATCAATCTCATGCTCTTTAGCATATTCTGTAAGAATATTGACTACATCTGGATTATCTCCGCCCGCGTCCTCCTTCAAAGCATCTCGCTCCTTGCATACTGCTTCATATTCAGAGTAAGAAATTTTTTTCTTAGGTGAGTGCTCTAGTAGATTTCCTTCCCCATCATAAATATCATATCCTTCCTGTAGATACCGCTTTTTCTGCTGTTCGGATATTGTATAAACCTTATTTTCTCTCTTTGCTTTAATAACGCCCATCTTTACGCCTCCCTGTTAATAATGCACGCCTGTTTTAGTTCCTGATCCAAAGCAAACGTGCCGTTAAATCTACGATTTTGGTACATATAGCAATCTGTGACTCTGGAATCATGTCCTGGTGTAAAAACATTGATGTATGAGTACTTCACTCTGGATACTTGCGATTCTGGATCAATCAAGATGTAGTTGATCTGCTTTCCAGAAGCATCTGCTACATACCCTTCAGTAAAGTCATATGCCGTTTTAAATCTCTCGATTGGCACGGTCTTGATTTCGCCTAAGTCATCCATTGTATGTACGCGTCGGTCAATACCATTTGCACTGCCATCTACTGCAAACGTGCGCTGAATGCCTTCTGCATTTTTTAATTCTTTGCGGTATGCTGCCGTACAATAAAGAATGCATCGGGAAAGCGGAACCCCTAAGTTTTCAAACTTCTCACAGTTATCATCAAAATCTGCCAGAATATTTGCCCTTGTTATTATGGTGGTTCTGATATCCGCATCCACTCTCTTTGCTTCTGAATACAACTTAGAAAATGTATAGCAATCTAACTCTGGGATCGCCTGTCTTTTTTCAAAGCGGGCTTGGATATTTGCGATTGATACAATCTGATTCGTTTCGTCCACGTCCATAGGATCAATGAAAAACTCAATATCCCTATCATGATCCAGCACCTTAGGCTCAAAATCATTTGAATAATTCCCTCCGTTAAACCCAAGCGTCTTTCTGTCATGGTCCTTATATCCGCTCACTGTAATTCTGGGTAACCTAATCTCCTTTGCTCCTATGATATTGATGTCCATGTTGCTTTGATACAATGCATCCGATATCAGGTCGTGTCCGTACATATCCAAGATTCTTGTGTTAAATTGTGTTACATAATTTAATAGTGCCATGTTTTAAATACCTCCTATTTTCTTTTTACTCCAAATATTTTGTCCAATTCTGCTTCCGTCGCTGTCGGTACCTGTCCTTGATTACCACCAGCCCCTATCTGCTGGAAGCCTTGACCTTGCTGCTGGACTGGTTTAAGCGCCGGTACATCTTCTAATACTTTATTTATGGCTGTCTTTAGCGTCTCCTGATTTACCTTACCATCTACATCTATTACTGTGCTTAAATCCGCTAACTTTAGTACATAGGGTATCGTCTTAGAGTCTATCCCTAATGTAATAGATTCCAAGGTGGCATCCTTTTCAATTTGTACTTGCTGTGCTAATGCCTGCGCTTGTGTTAATTGTTGCTGGATGGCATCCACGTCAGGCTGGTTCTTCGCCTTCTCCGCCCTGAATGCGGTCATGGCCTGCTCCGCCTCTTCCTGGCTCAAGCCCTGCTGCTTAAAATACGCCTTTAAGGCTGTGTCCTCTTTTGCAGCCAATGTGCCGTTAAGCATCTGTTGTATTTTGTCATAGTCGACGGCAGTGCTGGGGGTTGTCGCTTGGGCAGGCTCTCGCCCTGCCGGCGCTGCTGGCTCAGCTGGCTCTGCAAAAAACTGTAAGTCCATAGATAATTTATCCATACTCTTTGTCTCCTTCCATTTGTAAGAGTGTCGCTCTTTGATATCCGTTGTCTTCGGTGTCGCCGGCCACGCACCTTTTATAGCGTCATGTCGTGTTTGGACATAAAAATAAGACGCCTAGCCCTGCGTCTCAATGGGGGATATCGGATCATCTAACCTTCCCCAAGTGTC